TCTCCGCCGTACTTACACAAGTCGCGTCGATGTTCTTTTGTCGCCGTCAGTCTGCTTGTGCCTAGCAACCAGATCTTGTTGTCGACAACTCCAGTAAGCGCAACTGTGTTGCCGCAATCACCTTCGATTGCTTGGCAAACAGTGCTGGCTTCGTAGCTCAAGACCACTGCTTCGACAGGAGCCAGGCCATGGCTAAGCATGACTTCAGTCTCGTCCTGTTGTCGCAGATTGAGGCCAACTTCAATGGCGTTGTGTTCTGTCGCGCGGATCCATCTCATCGAATCGATTTGGCTTTGCCAGTAAGGAGCGCCACCCATTCGCAAGTCGAGAACTTGCAGGGGTGGGGAGTGTCGTTTTGGATCTCAACCATGCACCGCTCGCCGCGGCTCATGATCGGAATGTTGAACACCCCTTCAAAAAATCGGTTTTCATCGATGTCATACCCATTGGGCTGAGCTGAACCGAGGCCTGACACCCTGCTGCCAAGAACAGTCCCGTCAAATGTGTAGATGCCTGTGTCCCTGCCTTCTGGAATGACGTGTATGTCGAAGTAGGCGGTCTCGTGATACCTGAGCTTTGCGTGCCTTACTTGCGTTCGCTCGACGTTGGCCGCGGCCTTGCCACCGCCAATCTCTTTGTAGAGCTTGAACCGCGTAAACCGATAGCGGAAGGTGTACGGCACGCCGAAATAGATCGGCTGGCTTGACCAGTCGCCATTAGCCGTCAACGACGTGCCTGACGTCGCAGTTCCAACCAGCACCCCGCCATTGCCTGTTGTGCTGTAGCCAGACCAGGCCTGCACTGTTGTTGTCGCTGGGTACGGCAGTGTCCAAGTCGTCTGCTTCGTGACGTTGTTGTATGTACCTGCACTGACGCGCATCGACGCAGGCGTCTCCGTCGTTGTCGACACGCGGCGGTCAAGCAACAGCGGATAAGGCGCATTGGTCGGCGGCTCGGGCGACCTGTCCTGGACCGGGATCTTTTCCAGGTAGATCTGGTTGCCGTACTTCACCAAGCAGAACAGCGTTTCGCGGATGCACAGCGCCTGCAAGATCGCATCAGCGCTTTCAAGCTCCCAGTAGCTCCAGCTGGACTGAACCCGCTGCGCTCCTTCCCCTTCGTTCCTAATGAAATACTTGTAGACGTAGATGCGGTTTTTAAATCCCGCTTCTTCGGTCACGACAAACACCGCATTGCTGGTGTCGTTGACCGTCATCTCGTAGACGTTTTTGGGGACAAACGCCGAGACGTAACCCGTCAAGTCTTGCGCGTCTGCCGTCAGCGCCGTACCAGCCCCCCGGACACTAAATTCTCGGAACTGCGAGAAGTCGCCGTTTGCCTGGCAAAAAATAATGCCACCGCCGGCAAGCTCAGGTCTGACGTTGATGTCGACCTCGAATTGCGTCAGCACCGTAATCTGCGCAGTCGCAGGCGTAAGTACGGTCTCTGCCGCGTTAAACCTGAACTGATACTGCGACGAGAACAGGATTAGTTCGTCCTGGTACGGCACGGCGTAGCGCAGCACCGACACCCGGTTGTTACTAGCGACAACGTCGATTGGATCTGTATCTAAGACAGTCGTGACGGTCTCAGGGAAAAACTCAAAAAACTCGCGGACACGGCTAAGAATGACGTTCTCATCTGCCAAGAAGCCCAGGCGGTTTTTGTAGATAAAGATGTCGTTGATGGGATACCCGATAAAACTCGGGTCAGGAGCTGTGTCGTAGTCGCCAGCAACCCGCTGGCCCCACTTGGGAATCTCTACCCCGCCCTGAGTGCTGCCATCAGCAGGGCCGAAGTGAAACTGACCGTTAGGCAGGCGCACTAGCAGGTGCGGCATTGTCGTGTTGTTGATCTCGTACTCAACGCCAGGGCTGACGGTTTCAGTCCACACGCCCTCGCCGAAGTTGCCGCTGTTTGGCGCGAACTCGACGTAGTACCCGTCAAAGTTGTTGCCGGGGTCTCCCGTGATGTGAATCTGATAGCCGACAGGGGCGATAGTTGGCAGCTCGGTAAAGACCTGCACTTCGCTGAGGATTGCCGTGATGTCGGCGTTGGCTCGCGCGTCTGTCGCGCTGATTGTGATCGGGCTGTTGGAAGTGACGTGAATGACGGAGCCACTTTGCGTCAGCGACACGCCAGAGATGCTGCCAATGTTGCTGATAATGCTGGCCGCAATCGACTTCGAGCTGATGCGGTTCTCTGTCACCGTGGATCCGCTGGTCACAACCGGCGCAACCGGCGTTGTCACCTGGACGTTGTTGCCGTTGATGTTGACCTCGTAGGTCTGGCCGTAGTTGGCCGCTTTGACCCACAGCAACGCCTCATGAGTTGTCGGCCGCGCCGTCGCAGGCGCTGTGGCCGTGTTCATGGCCGGCGAGGTTTTGGTGTTGCTGATAAAGGTGTAATCAGCAATCGTCACTGCGCGGATGTTCGCGTGCGCGTCAGTGACTGAACTCAGGTAGCCAAATCCGCCAGGAGCGTTGACCGTTTGAGCGGTGCCATCTAAGTCAAAGACTTGAATACCTGTGCTGGTAATAACGGCGAGGTACTCCTCGACGTTGTCTCGCAGGATGCTGTGGATGAAAGCATCGCCGAAGTCTGTACTGGAAACCAGGGCAACGGTTTGGCTGCAATCGCGTTTGCGCAAGCCCTCCAAAATGGATGACATGCCGTTGATCTGTATCTCACCCTGTGATGGATCGCGCTGCGCATCTGGCTGCTGGCTGATGCCTTGCGCCAGGTTTGGAATGGCGTAAGAGGCAAGCATCAGAGACGAATCCCAGCGCTAACGCGACGCGTGGCCAGGCCACTTGCCGGCTCATACGTCGGGAACGGGTTGTAACCGCGGCTGCCGGTCAAGATGTTGGATTGCTCGACCTGCTGCTCCATTCGCTCCAGCGTGGCCTGGGCGTGGCGCTCATCCTCTGCGGTGTACTTGTAGAGAGCCTCAGCGCCCAGCACCCGGTTGGCAAACACGCGAGCTGATTTGATGGTGACCCAGCGGTTGTAGGCCTCGGGCACCTCGTCCCATGGCAGCAAGAAAATGACGTCCGCGTGCAGATGCGGGATGTCATCACCCAGCAAGGTTGTGCGGTTCTCGCGGTCATAAACCAACTGGCCGCGCAGCTGGAAACGCCCTGCCAGCTCGTAAGGGTTGATCGAGAAGCGCACGACAGACGCCGGCACTTTGATCTGCTTAGTTGAGCTGTCTCGGTTGAACTGATATTCAAACTCCGAGTTCCAGCTCCAGCCCTTGACCTGGCCTTCTTTGTGGAACTCAAGCAGCGTCCGCTCAGCAATCCGAGCATCCATGATTTGCTGGTTTTCCAGCGAGTTGACCGGCTGCTCGCCAATGTTTTCGAGCAGAACGTTTACGGCGTCCAGCAGGGTCGTCCTGCCTGGCGTGACCGTTTGATTGGCAAGACCCATGCGACCACTACAGGCTCGTAGTGCTCATTCTGCTACGTCACAAAAAAAGGGGCCAGTCTCGGCCCCTTCTTTCTGCAACGTGTGAGGAAGCGTCCCCAGCTTGCTCAAGGAATGACAATCTTGCAAGCAGACTCCGCACGCAGCACACCCATGCCCAGGGCCTGGCGGGCCACAAGCAAGTTGGATTGGTACTGGACGGCGTACTCGGGGCCGGTCATTTGCAGAGCAGGGCTTAGCAGTGACAGGACGCCAACCGCATCCTTGTTGAAGATGAGGCCCTTGCACTTGCTCAGGTCTTGCGCGTAGTCAGCGTTGTGATCGCCGGCTTGCAAGGTGTAGGCCGATTGCTCAACGTGGTTCGACATGAATACAGGAATACCTGCAACTTGCAGAACAGTGCCGCTTGCAATCGTGCCGTTTGCGCCCCCGCCACCATTAAAGTCAGCATTGATTGCACGACTTGACTGGGAGATCAGGAAATAATCTTCCGGCGTAAAGACGGCAAACATGTTGTCGATGGGAACGTCCTTGCCGGTAAAGGCAACGCGTGCATCGAAGATGGCGTTGACCAGGGCGTCACCCTTGGCCTGGCGAGTCGCACCTGAAGCCGTGTAGTCGGTTCCAAGCGTGATTGCATTGCCCGTTTTATGGGCGTTGATTGTTTTGTTAAGAGGCTCGGTGGTGTTACTGGCAGCCGCGAAAATCATTCGGGCAACACGCTTGTCATATTCGTATGCCAGCGCACGTCCCAATTCGACTGTGTAGTGCTGGCGAACGTCAAAAAATGACATAAGCTCGTCAACCTGATAGATCGCAGCGTCTGCAATCATCAGAGCGTCGAGTGAAATTACGCGCTCATT